GTTTTTATAGCGATCACCTCCTTCTCAAGGCCGTCGATACGTTCATGCGCGGATGATACTGTTCGTTTGTCCATTTCTTAGTCTTTCTGTTTGTCGTATTAATCGACATTTAAGGCTTGGTCGGCCAGTCAGCTTCGTCCAAGTGAGGCCAGTTGGCGTGGCTAGAGATGTCACGCAATAATTGGCGGTACGCTGTTTGTTCAGCTGTCATTGTACGATCTGATGTAGCCCACCAATCTGTTTCATACATAAGTCGATCACGATAATTACGATTAACCTCTGCCTGTTCTGCATCAAGTAAAGATTGATACTGGGTTTCTTGCTGTGCTTTCGTTCCTAATTCAGGATCGTCCGCAAACATGTCAGAAATCAGCCACGCTTGCGCCCAAGTACCGTCCTCTAATTGTTCGACACCGTTTCTGACGACCTGTTGAAATACTTCAATGCCATCTTTTGGTTTGGCAGTGACTAAAACAGGATCAACACCAAGGGCCTCATGAACCTCGTCATTCCATACCTTTGGTAGTGAAATGGTTTTGTTGTCCAAGCGAAGCTGGGTTGCAGACTTAATTTCACCAGTTTCTCGTAGTCTATATTCAGTCATATTGTTTCCTTAGATTAAGGCTCTGCGATTGCATAATACATCGTGTATCCCGGCGGAAAAGCTGAGTTAAGTTGAAACCCACCGGACCAGACTTGGTAGATGTAATTGGTGTTAGTGATCTGCGCCACCTTGCGATTAATAACCATGTAGTCGTCATTACCAAATCTGCTAATACCTTGCTCGCTGTCGAAAATCATCCAATCCCCATTTGAGCCGTAGTTTTTAAACAATAAAAACTTTGGTTGAAAACCGATATTAAATGCTAGAGAGCCTGCTCCTGAGTGGTAAAACGAACCCATCTTGGAAACGCCTTCGCATTCACCGAACAAACATGCGACATATTCACCGCCGTTTGCATTAACAAGGCTATTGTTCCCAATAGTAAGTGTGGTGTCTGTTGGAGCAGTATCGTTCCAGTAAGAAAAATTATCGACTATCCCACCATTGCTGGATAAGAACATAACTTTATCTTCAGCAGAACCATAGACACTAGCCATTTCAGAAAAGTAGACAGCAGTAGGACTGTTTGCCTGATCTCTTCGTTTTATCCAGACCATTTTAGGCTCAGAATAGAGATTGTGATTTATAGTTCGACCAGATAAACCAGTGCCTTCGTAACAGAACGTATCAAAAAACGTAGGCGCACGGGCCCACATCCAAAGTGGCTGTGTTGACGAAGTACCTGTTGTGAAGCCTACGCCATTCATCACGTTCATATTTAGCGTCGAGGTTTCGCCGCTTTCGTATTTGCTAGTGTCATCATTCAAGTAGGTGTTGAAACTTTCAGACTGCCTGTTTACGAAAAATGTAGGGAATGTTGATGAACTTGTTATGCTCCAAATTGCCATGTCAACGACTTGAAATGGTGCTAGCCAAGTAGGTTCATCTTCACCTTTCCAGCCAGTCTTTTGAGCGATCTCAAATACTTCATCTGCGCTGGTGGGAACACCCATCTGAGCCCTGCGGATAGCAATATAGGAGTATGTACCGCCGTTGACATTAAGTGGTGTGCCTGCCGACGAACTATTGCCAATTAAGCGAAATCCTTTTGGCTGTAATTCTAAAGCCTCGTAATCAACCTGTGCGTTAGTATTATTCGTTAGTAAAACTTCATCATTATGGCCCTGTCTAATTCGCCTAATATTGTCAAATAGAGCCCAGTTACCACTGGTATCGATACGTCTAAACCATATAAATTGAGGCTCAAACCCAAGGTCAATTTCCGGCCCGTCGGTAAGTCCATTTCCGGTATAGCTGCTACACTTCACAACATCTTCTACGCCAGTATGTCCAAAGTTAGCATCACCATTATTATGCGCCCAGATATAGGCCACATATTGCCCACCGTTCGAATTCACATTCAAATTTGTTCCAACAGTAAATTGAGTAGATGTAGGCTCTGTGTCATTAAATACGTTGGACATAACATTAGTGTCCGAATTTGTCGTATCCATCCATTTTCCCGCCCCTGCACTTCGATGGAAAACTATTCCCGGTGCGGAAGCATCAGTGCGTTTAATCATCATCATACCAACAGTCGTGCCGAGGTTGTGTGCAATGTTTCTTACGGAGCCATTTCCTGTGTACTGGACAATGTCAAAGAACTTTTCAGCCTTACGAAACGTCCAACTCATCATGGTAGCTCCACCACCATTTACGTTTGGATTGGTCCCTATCGTGAACCCGTCCGAATTAAAGGATTGCATCACGTTGGATGCGGAGGTTGAGTAAGCGGTACTATTTAAAATCGTAAATTCTTGCGTACCCTTCTCAGTATCCATCATGTAATAGTTATAACCATTTTGGACCGAACGCTTTATAAAAACCATTCCGCCATTTGTAGCCAAATCAATATTATTGGTGACTGTGACGTTACTGGATTTCCCCTCATAGACGTATGGCGAAAATAAATCTTCAATATTTTCGCCGGGTTCTGCCCCGCCCGCCCCCGCTGCACTTTGTAGAGCTTGTTTTACTCTTATAGACATTTACGCTATTCCTCTTTTTCAATAGCCGCTTCGGGGTTAAGCTGCGGCGTCAATAGCTAAAGCGCCGTACCAATTGCTTCCGCCATCTCTTGTGTAGAACACCAGCAAATCTGTCTCACCTGAAGCAGGTGCATCTGGAGCCGTGCCGCCAGCCCAATCAACAGAGGAAGGCCATGTGACTGTTGAGCCGTTGCCTGTGAGCTGAAGGACGAAGCCCATAGAATAACCACTGTCTGCACCGCTGAATGTGAATGTTGTGTTGCCTGACATCGTGAGACTAAATGCACCTGCATTGTCTACGTTACACGTCGGAGATGTGCCTGAGAGTGCATCGTAATCTTCTGCTACAGACCCAGTAGTGTACAAGTTACCATTTATTAGTGCGCCGCTGGTATCCGTTTGTATTTTTGCCACACCGTCGTAATATAGGAGTACTGCACCGTTATTATTACAAAGTATCAGCCACTCGTCATTTACATCATTAAAAATACCCGAAGTGTTGCTGTTATCGTGCATAAACACAACACGACTACCAATGCTGTAGCCCTCCCAGCCATTATGCCCTCCGCCATCAATCTGGATAGAGCCATAGTGGCCAGAGACAGGCTGGAAGTAGCCGTTGCCTGTGTCGCCTAGACGTACACCAGTATTGTCTACAATAACTCTGTTTGTTCCACCTGCGAATACATTTACTGAATCTGTACCAAAGCTAACAGACGTGTTGGTGTCGCCTTCATGGTAAAGGTTACTTGCAAGGTATATGTTATCTACAGCGTTGAGGTTGCCGTTGATGTTTACACCCGCAAACGATGGGCTGTTAGTCGTGTTTAAACTTTGGTTTGCGGTGTACGATGTTGCTCCATCCGCTACATTCAGTAATGATCTGGCAGCTGCCGCTGTGTATGAACGACCGTATGTGTCAGTACCGTTAGTACCCGTAAACAGACCCATGCCAGAGGTGTTGCCACTGGTAGCAAACGTCCCAGAGCCATTAAAGTAGTAGGCGTGTAGATAACCAGAAGAATTACGAACTGCGACTGTGCTGGCGCTTTCAGATAGACTAGAGTTATACCCATCCAACAAGTCAGCATCAGCCGCTTTTGCAGTTGATCCCAGCTTACCGTCCAGCGCAGTCTGTAAGCCATCTACATTGGAGATAACGTGGTTGTGGCTGTCATCTGCAACCGTGACCGACAGCGTAGCATTCCCAAGGTTTGTAAATGTAGCACTCCCAGAAGCATCACCGGAAAGCGTCAGAGTAGGGTCAGATGTGGCTGTGGCGGTGATCGTAATATCACCTGTTCCGTCAAAGGTAGCAGAGCCGGTTACATCCCCGCCCAGAGCAATACTTCTACTTGTTTGTAGTGCGGTTGCTGTGCTTGCATTACCCGTCAGAGAGCCAGTTATTGCACCGGAACTTGTGATCGTACCTGTGATATCGATGTCACCAGTACCGTTGATGGTGTTCGTATTGAGGTCGAGGTCACCGCCCAACTGAGGCGTGGTATCTTCGATGATGTTTGCAATGGCTTGACCTAAAGTAAATGCAGCCTGATCCCAGTTTGTGCCATCCCAAACATACAGCTGGTTTTCTGTCGTATCATAATAGATGGCCCCAGTATCCAGCGCATCCCCATCATTATCGACTGATGGGCCAGAAGCCTTCGCACCTAGATAGATGTCTGTAAACTCATCTAGGGCATCTAGCGTATCTTGCTTTGCAGTATTTGCGGTGCTTGCAGATCCCGCCGCCGCTGTTGCCGAGGCCGATGCGTTAGTTTCCGAGGTAGCAGCCGCCGCTGCGCTTGCAGATGAAGCCGTAGCAGATCCTAGAATACCGTCCGTGTAAGCTTTGTTTGAAGCATGGTCATTGGAAGTCGGAGTAGCCAGACCTGTGATGTTGTTGGAACCCATATCAAGGTTACCAGACATGGTATCGCCGCCTTTGGTAACCTGCAGAGCGTCTTGCTGATCAGTATACGCTTTAGTCGAAAGGTCTTGTGCTGCAGTCGGATCGGTTGCGTTAGTGACCTTATTCGAGCCCATGTCGATGGCACCAGACATTGTACCACCAGCGAGAGGTAATTTAGTAGCAATACTATTTGTAATTGTAGTAGAGAAGTCTGCATCATCGCCCAGCGCAGCCGCTAGTTCATTTAGTGTGTCCAATGCACCAGGAGAACTATCAACTAATCCAGCTACAGCATTATCAACATCTACTTTTCGTGCCGCATCATTGTCGTTTGTTGGTGCAGAAAGGTTAGTAATAGTAGCAGTCGTGCCTGCATCCATGTTCAATGTACCGTTGATGGTCACATTGTTGAATGTGGACGAGCCTGTGCTTGCATTTACGTTACCCGTAATGTCGCCTGTGACAGCACCTGTAATAGTACCTGATGCAGTGACGTTATCGAAAGTCGATGTGCCGGTGGGTGCGCTGACGTTACCTGCTAGGTCGCCTGTGAAACCGTTGTTCGCAGTGGCTGTAGTAAAGGTCGCTGCATCAGGTGTTGTCGCACCGATAATCGTACCGTCGATGTTACCACCGTCGATATTAACAGTAGCTAATGACGCCAAACCTGATGTTTCAACTGTAGTAAACCGGGCTGTATCAGGGTTTGATACACCGATCTGTGTTGCATCGATGTTGCCGCCGTTGATGTCTACTGTCGCAATCGTAGCAGTACCTGAAACACCTACGTTGCCTGAGAAGTTAGCAGACGTACCCGTGATGCCGCCTGTGGTTAGTGTACCTGTAAGTGTGGTGTTGCCTGTGACGCCTAGTGTACCTGCAACTGTCGCATTCTCATCTACGTCGAGCGTATCAATGTGCGCAGTGCCATCTAGGTATAAATCCCGAAACTCTTTGGTTGCTGTACCCAAGTCCCGAAGGTTTGTGGCAGATGGAACCAAGGATGTTGCAATTTCAGAATTGACGTAAAGAACATCTGTACCTGCGTCACCGATAGTGGTGTTGCCATTTAGAGTTGTAACGCCATCGACATCTAGGTTTGTATCGATCTGGGCGTTGCCGCCTACTGTTAGATCAACAGCTACTGCAGCACTCTCATCCACATCCAATGTGTCGATGTGCGCTGTTCCATCTAGGAACAGGTTGCGAAACTCTTTTGCCGCCTCACCGAGATCTCTGGCATCGTCGGAGTTAGGAACGATGTTTGTAGAAACCTGCGCATTAACCGCAACCGTATCGGTGTTTGCATTACCGATTATGGTATTGCCGTTAAGCGTTGCATCACCCGTGATCGTTGCGTTGGTTTCTACAGTTAAGCTACCATCTACGTCTAGATCACCTGTAACGTCTACGTTGTTCTGGAACGAACTCGCTGCAGTAACGGTTATGGATCCACCAATTGTGGCATCCCCTGCCATAAGCAAACCAGCGAAACGATTTCCTACAGCACCGAGATCAACGACACCGTCACCTGATGGTAGGATATTATTTGCACTGTTTGTGGCAGCTATTTCATACCATGCCGCTGCAGACGATGTATCGGATACACAAACGTATATACGGTTCGTTGTAGTGTTCAGCCAGAGAGAGCCTTTTGCATAGCCTGCAACCGTATCATCTGTAATCGTTGGATTAGTCGTAGCTGTAGTGTTATTGGCACCACCTACCCCGCCGTTTACCTGCTTTAGGTAACCAGAGACTGATGTTGCTAGATTGATCTTAGGGGCATTACCTGTAGTACCATCGTGCGTGTGCCCGGCAATGCCAAAAGCTGTTTCGATCTGGTCGAACTCAGCGTTAAGAGGTGGAGCCGTAATATCTGCCCCATTGGTAATGTCGGGTCTCGATTGCCGAGTGTAACCAGCCATGATTAACGCCTTCCTGAAATGCTAAATTCAATTACTAAACCCTGAATTGTATATGGTTTAGATTGCCCAATGGTTGTAAAAGTGGCCCGTGCTGAAAAACCGGACCCCTGTATATCTGATGTCATAATCGGTTTGGAGTTTCCGCCATAAATGACGTTTACACCTGCATAGTCTAGATCCTGACCGCCGTAGGCAACTGGACCGCCCTCGCTCTCGTTTAGGTAATTAAGAGGGCGAGGCGTATTGGGTGTTCCCCAATCGTAAGCCATTGAGAGGAAAAGCTCGACAGGACCTTCTGCCCGTATGAAGGTGTTTACCTTGCGAAGAACCTTGCGGGTCTCTGTGTCGCCAAAATCTAAGTACGGTGTGGAATATACCCCAAGTATATCTCTAGCATTAAAAGACGATCCCTCTTCCTGGCGGTATACTTTACCATCAGAGTCGCCGTGCAAGACGTATTCTTCCAAGCCAATATAATCAGATGTTACACAGGAGGTGCGGATGCCTACAAGCTCCCCAAACTCCCAGCCAACCTGACCGTTTTGATCCGATAGACCCCCAATAATGCCGTAGCTTTCTTCCAGATCTTCTGTACCGTCGCCAACAAAAAAACGGACCTGAGACTTACCTCGGATTACAACACCGTTCATCGTGTCCATGTCGTAATTTTTGATCATATTGACCAAAGTTACCTGAATAGATTTGGAAAGTGTGGTTAGCTCAATATCACCAATTCGGGAAGTACCGGCAACTGGTCTAAAACCTTCTGGGGAAAGAAAAATTAGATCCCCACCAATTTCAAGAACGCTATCACGGGCTACACAACCTACGTTTGTCGTCACTTGATCTAAAGTGAAACCGACACTTAAGTCTGGACTTACTTTCTTGATTGCATTTATGCCGAATATGAAAAGATCATCACGAAAAGGCTTGAACTGAACTACATTGAAACCTGGGGTGATCTGACCAGCACCACTGGCAACTGTAAAATCTAATGGATCGCTAGGTGCCGAGTGACAAATTACAGCCCTAGAGGTTAAGTCTCCACCTAAGAAAAGGTGGTTCTCAAAAACCTCTACAATAGCAGGGGCGTTGACAGCTTGATCACCACCCGGACTAGAGGAACCTCCTGTGTTTGTGTTGGTCAACTCATACCAGTTTGTACCGTCAAATAGTTTGGCAGGATTTACCCCGTCCACAAAACATATCTGCGATCCAGAGCCTAAGTCGAACTGTGTGTGGCGTAGCTTCGTAACTGTTCGGCCATTGGCTGTGTAACTAAGAGTAACAGTCGGAGGTAGCAGGATCTTCTGCCAGCCTGATAATTCTACGAACCTGTATAAGGAGTAGCTGTTGGAGCCTACGTCTTTTCGAGCGGCAATAATGTATGGGTTGCCTAAATGTTCATTTTTATAAATCGCAAGCCCAAGGATTGGGCCTTCAGCCAGACCTACTCCAACCTCTTGGTCCAAACCACCTAGTAAAGAGTACCCCTCAATACGACGATAGCCGCCATAAAGTGACGGCTCAAAGTTCACCAGCCGAGTAGCTGCACCCGGCGCAGATTCAGCAAGAAATAGATGATTTTCATTTGAGTTTAGACCGCCGGAACAGACAACCTTAAAGCTTTGAATTTCATCAGGCATTAGAACTGCGTCCTAGTATCTCGTACCGAAGTGTAGTTGTTAATGTAGATGGACTGCAGGTTCTTTAGACCCGACTCAAAGGACACATATGCAGACTGAGACGCTTGAATGTTGTCCTTGAACATATAGAGAAAATACATTGCCCCATCGACTAAGACGGTATCGAATTCTTTGGGAATGCGACATTCATCATCATAGTCAGTTAGATCGGTAAAATTTTGGTAGTATCGGAAACGAATTGTGTAAGCTTTATTGGGCGCAGGCGTTACGCCAAAACCAGTACCGTGGCTGGCAAAAACAAAATCAGGAACATCCCGTCCCTGTGATCCTGCGTTATAATCTGCATCCCGATAACGACTATACCATTCATCACGCTCAATAGGTTGAAGGGTCTTATATCCTACGCCCAGGCTATCGTTTTTTTGGATCTGAAAGCTATTCCAATCAGCTATTTTATAGTTCGAAGGCCACGTATATTCAGTCTGACCCGCAACTAATGAGTTTGTGTGTTCAGCGGCATTAAACGGCCAGCTATACTCTGCCTGGTTAAGCCTAGCTACAGATGACTGCACTGCATCCTTAACAAGGGCGTGTACGCCTCGTACTGATGGAAAATCACCTGCAACGATTTCAACTTCGTTTAAGCGTCGAAGAACCTGATTACATAAATCAATGTATGTAGTTGGCATGGATATTCCTCAGAAAAGGGTGTTGGGGGCAAGTTGCCCTGCCCCCGCTTAGCTATTAGGCTAAGTTGTAGTTTGCAGTGATAAGTCCTTCTGGACGAAGGATTTTTCGACCATAGAGCTGCATCCCGCGGACGATGTCCGCGAATGTTTCTGGTGAGCGGAAGCTCTCAGTTTTCGCAATTTGGTCAGCTACTGCTACAGAGGAGTCATGGCCAGCAACCAGAACACCAAAGTTACTCGCTGAGCCACTCGCCGCTGACGCTCCAGCCCCAGTTCCCTTGTAAGGAAGGTTGTTGCTTGTGTAGACGCGGAAGCCACGAATGGTGCCGGGCATACGACCGTTACGCACTTCGCCTTCTCCACCGTAGTCAGAATTAATCAGCTTCGCGTCTTCATCGAGCAAGATCTCTTTGAACACCGGGTCAACGACGATCCAACGACTATCTGTGTCCACGTTAGCTGCGTCCATGAGACGAGCCATGCGGTTCATAACGGCCAAAGGTGAAGTCAAAGCACCAGCGCCGCCACCTGCAGTTACAGGAATGGAGTTAGCTGCTGTAGCACCGCCGAAAGCACCTTGTGTCAGCTTGTTGGCTGCAAGCAATTCGTCTGCGCCTGCACCTGCTACTGCTTTAGTACCTGCAGCGGCAGTCCGTGCAGCCCATGCAGAGCCATTCCAGGAGTAACCGGACATGTAGCCCAGAACGTCTTGGTCAAATGCATCACGCAGTTTGAAACCAGCACGGTCTGTTGCCAAATCAATGAAATTAATATGGCTATGTGCCTCTTCTATATCGTCGAGTGCGAACTGAAAGTAGTTGGCTTGATCGACGATCATTGTGAAATCGGCATCGGTGATACTTTGTGTCGCGAGTGTTGTACCACGTGCATAAGAATTGATAGTAATTTCAGGCTCTTTGATGATTTTAACTGAGTCACCCATGTTGGCGATCTCGCCCGCATAGTCAGTATTTGTAATATCTTCTACAACGGAACTGTTGCGGAAAGCCTTCTGTACTTTTTTAGAATAGATTACAGGACTAAAGTTACCGTTTGGTAAATTTCCGTAACCACCTGCTGATGGGAAAGCCATTTTGTTTCTCCTTGTGAAATGGCGGAGCCGAAAAGGCTCTGGACAGAACACAGAAGGGGACAAACAGTGGCAGCATGGGTTTGAGGGTGCGCAGCTACATACCAGGCCGTGATATTATAGCTCCGGGCCTCTCCATTGCTGGTAGACTAGAACGTCTTTGATCTTCTGAATTTGGGAATGGTTGAGGGTAGACCTTGTGGGGTGGCCTCATGTAGTAATTAAGGGCTAGTTAGCCTCTTATTGACAACTACATTATAACACGAAAAGTTCTTTTATATCAAGTACTAACGTGCTGCTCCGGTAACATCATATGAGAAGCTACCTTTACGCATGGACTCCAGAATAGCATCTTCATTTTTATCATATTCTTTGTCCGACATTTGTTGGACCTGTGATTCAGAGAATGTTGCCTGCCCGGTTGTGGTTGGGGCGCTTCTGGAGGTTTTACCTACCGCTTTTGCGGCATCTGCAGAGGTGGAAGACTTACGTCGAATTCCCTTATCTGCTTTGTAAAGATCAATCGCTCGAGCAGCTGCTTTTGCGTCTGAGTTATTCTTATAGAGGGCATCCTTGATATACTGCGGTTGCTCCGCTACCCACTCATGGAACCCAGTATCACTACGGATCTTAGGGAAATCTGGATGTAACGAGAGTAGCTGACCTTCAGCTTCTTTGCGGGTCATCTTATTCTCTAGTTGCTTAAGACCTTCTAGACGCCGCTCACCTTCTTCTAAGGCTTCATTAGCGCGTTTACGTGCAATGGTATCTACGATCTGCGCAACGTCTGGGTATTTCTTAGACCATTTTTCAATGTCTTCATCGGATTTAGGGAACTTGATCTGCCCTTTAGCCGCACTGTCTAATTGACGCTTAACCTCAGTAAGTTCCTGGTCTTTCTGCGCCAAGGTTTGCTGCATGTGGCGGCGAAGATCTCCGTACCGTTTACGGAAGCTGGCATCTTCACTATCAGTGCTAACTACCTCTTGTGGCTGGTTTTCTGCCTGTGTTGCAGCAAGCTCTTGTGAATAGCTCATATCATCCGCCTCTTCGCGGATTGCGTTCTTATACTTAGCCATATTTTCCTCTGGGGGTGGGGGCCGCTTTGCGGGTGGCCCAGTGATGTTAAATGATGAAAGAAATCTTTGGTTTCTTCACCATGCCAAACATCGAAGGCATACTATCTTCCTTGCCGTACATTTCATCTTCAGCAAGTTCTTCAGTTTCATCACCTTCGATGATCTCACTCTCAACAGTTTCTACTGTTGGAAGTTCAATTTCATTTCCCTCAGGTGTCTCCATTTTGTCCTCTTCAGAGGCTTCTCCTTCACAGTATTCACAGCCTTCGCCGGAACATTGTGAGCATTCTTCATATGCCGGTGTATCACCTACGAGTAGGCCCATACTGTCCATCATCATTAAACCTGATTTGGCTTCATCCTGCATGTCCATGATGTGTTTCAGACCGTGCCAGCGAACTACATCGGCTGGTAATACATACTCCCCTTCAGACAGGTTAACGTCGATATCATCTCGCACGTTCTCTGCAGTAGAGCCTGGTGGAATAGGATTGCCTGAAACAGGATCTACAGGCTCCATCATACCGCCGTGGTACATAGAGTACTTTTCATCCTGGTCGGGGTCATCTACGGCTTTCTGTACAGCTTCTGCACGGGTTTTTTCGTAAGAAGAGAGAGACCCGTCATTGTCCAGATCTGCTTTGTTTTCGTCTAATTGAAATTTATTATCTGCCATGTCTTCGCCTTCCGGGGTCATAATGCCTTTACGAGCTA